AAAATTCCACAAGCAGGACAATATCTGGGAATGCAGAGGCGATGGTAGGGAATGGATAATAGTATTCAAATCAACTGAAGCTGGTCGTTTGAAGTTCCAGGGTGCTAAGCTTGCATTTGCCTGGATTGACGAAGAGCCAAAGAACCCAGAGATCTTCCCAGAAATAGAAACAAGACTGATCGACCTTCGTGGCCCATGGTGGATAACCGCTACTCCATTGCTCGGAACAGCCGCTTTGAAGGCGTTGAGCGAAAGAGAAGATGTCTATACAACCTTTGCTGGAATGCGTGATAACCCATATCTTCCACTGGAAGAGATAGAGAACTTCGCTAAGCAGCTCTCAGAGGACGACAGGCTCGTTAGAGTAGAGGGGGAGTACATTGTTTGGGGTGGCAAGCCCGTGTTCAATAGGCGGCATCTGAGGGCCCTTAAAGCGAGAGCTGATGAATTGGCTTTGCCAGAGACAGGGGTACTTGTATCATGCTAACATTCCATCAAGTTGAGAATGGGCCATTACAGATATGGGAGCAGCCGATAAAGGGCCAAAGGTACACGATCGGTATCGATACCTCAACAGGTCTTGCAAAGGACTGGACTGTAATGCAGGTCTTATCGAACATTTACCCCTTTGAACAGGTCGCTATGTTCCGGGCAAAGTGGTCTGTAGTCGAATCAGCTGCGTTTTCAAACGAGTTAGGGCGGTATTACAACGATGCTATGATAATCGTAGAGACAAATTACCCAGGTAACGCTGTTCAGGACGCACTCATTCAAACATTCAAGTATCCAAGGAACTATCAAGCTGAGCAACATCTTGACGAATCACCGAATATATCAAGCAAGTACGGCTTTACGACTACCCAAGCAAGCAAATGGTTACTGATCAGGGAGATGCAAGAAGCACTTGAAGGCAAATCTATTATTATCAATGACTTACAAACAATTGACGAGCTTGGGACTTTTGTTTACATCGAAGATAAAAGCAAAACAGGAGCAACTCAGGGACTTAACGATGATACTGTGATGGCTTTAATGCTTGCTTATCATGCTGCATTTATGTGGCCTCAACAGCGTAGAATAAGAAGGCAACCAAAGACTCTTCACGCAGATATTGCTCAACAAAGAACAATGCTTGATAAGTTTGTTGATCAAATGAAACGCAATGAACGAGAAGCAGAGGACATCTCTATTGCTTAATTTATTTATTTTTATCTGGAAAAGTGTAGTATAACGTAGGATAAACGATTCAGAGAACCAGGATAAGGAGCTTGTTATGGAAGATGATATGAAACGCATTGAAGGGTTTTATCATTACTGCTGGTTAAAGTTGAAAGCGGATTTCCCTCGGATGCAAAATAGAATGACTTCTATTGAATTGCAAGCAATGGGTCTTGCACCTAAGCAAACAACGAAAGCAGGTACTTCGCTAGAGGGTAATGATGAGCCAATCAATATCGTCTAAAAGATCAATCGAGAAGATCGAGCGATGTCCGAAGTGCTTTCGCAGGCTTTGTCATAGAATCCCGATCCATGAAGGCAATGACGAAGAATATATTATACATATACGGCATCGAGGACTTGAGCTATTTTGTGCCAGCGTAGTACTGAAGTGTCCTGTATGTAGAACAACTGTAAGAATCGAAGGTAACGAAGGCACTGTTGGAGTGGAAAAGTTCAATGGCTGATAATATTATAGCAGGTGGGTCACCGAGCGACTCAAGACAACCTCCAACAGGCCTTGATAATGGTATGGGCCCAGATCAGGGGAGTGCAACCAAAGGAATAATGAAAAAGAGGATAGATGGCTTTAACGAACACCGAAGAAGCCGGTTAATCACTATCAAAGCGAACGCCGCTTACCTTTGCGGTCACCAGAATATTCAAATAGTAAACAACACTTTATTACCTCTCAAGTCCCAATACGCCACCCCTGTAGTTTGTAATCTAATCTTGCCTGCGGTTACTAACGATATATCGGTGGCTACAAGGCAGCAAGCAATATTCGATGTTGTCCCGGCAGGTACGGATGCAGATGATAAGGCAACGGCTACTGCGTGTCAGAAGATCCTTCCGTACCTTCTAAGAATAAACCCATATAACCTTTGTCGAGAGTCGGTCATCCTCTGGTACGACCTCGATGGCGTTGGATGGCGAAAAGTATACTGGGATCCTTATGCTACTATCCATGGAGTCAATCCGCAGGATCCTGAAGATGAAACATACAATCCAGCTTTTGAGCCCGGCGGTGCTGTTTTTGAAGGCGAAGTCAAGATCAGACATGTCCCAAACAACAGAGTTATCTACGATTGGCGTAAGAAGAGCCTCAAGGATCTTGATTGGATCATTCATGCTGACACTGTAACTGTCGGCTGGGCAAAGCAAATGTATGGCAAGGAGATCTTTGATGAGTCTGACGGTGTTGCTATCCAAAAGCAAGCAGCAATGAATGACGAGTTTGAGATTGCTGTCATGGGCGAGTTTGCTGAACTTGCAAAGACGATCGCTCCCACAAGCGTAACACCAAACGATGGCACACTCCTTGATGATGATAAGACAGTCGAGTATTACGAATACTGGCATAAGCCAACAAAGGGCATGCCGACCGGGGCCTTCGCTGTAATGATCGGTAACAAGATGATCGTTGACGGCCCCTACCCAACTGAGCAGTATCCTCACAAGGAACTCCCGCTAATCTATGCAGACCCAATGGCCTTTGAAGGCGTTATGGTTGGCTCTGCTTCACGAATTAGCCAAGCACGACCTTTGCAGAGGGAATATAATGAGCTTAGGAGCAGCGTCAAGGATAGCGTCGATGTTATGGGTAATTCCATATTTTGGGTTCCTCGCGGTGCGAAACTCAACTTCAAGAAAATTGCCAACATCAACGGAAACTATGTCGAATTTGATGGCCCACAAAAACCAACCCGCGAAATGGGTGTACAAATCCCAGGCACGTTCTTCGCTTATATGCAAGAGGTCAAGAAAGGGATAGACGACATCTTCGCCTTCCACGACCCAAGTAAGGGCATACAGCCCAGGGGTGGGCCAAGAAGTGCTACAGGGCTCCAGGCTCTACAGACAGCAAACTTTACTCAACTTACGCCGATGATGGCGGCACTTGAAGAGTCAGATCAGAAAGTGATTGCTCAGGCTCTCAACCTTGCTGTTGCGAATTATAACGAGAAGCTCTTCACTATCGTAGGCGACGACCATCGCTGGGCAGTGCAGAAGATCGACCGTGAGCAGCTTAAAGGTAAAATCAACGTAATAGTCAGGCGATCGAGCTCAATGCCCTTAGACAAGGAACAGGCGGCTCAGAAAGCAATGCAGGTGTGGCAAGCTGGGCTACTTGGTGACCCACAGGATCCTCAGGTTCGTATATTCACTCTCAAGCAAATGGACTTGGGGAATGTAGATGGAATCTTGCAGATAACAGCAAAGCAAACCAACTTCGCAAAGAGAGAGTTTACGTCAGCAGAGGAATACATGAAGGGGATGCCACCTCTAGATCCGAATGCAAGCGTTGATGAGATCCAGGCACATCTTGAACAATGGATTTATATTCCACCTCCGAATCAATTCGATGACCACCATGTTCATATCTCTGAACATCGTGAGTACATCCTTGATAACTACTGGAAGTTCATTGGGAGCGATGCACCACAATATAAAATATTAATGCAAGCAATGGTCGGACATGCTACAGTGCACGAACAGATGCTATCACAGGCACAACAGAGTGCAATGCAAGCCCAGATGATGGCTGCTGCCTTTGAAAAGGGCAACACTCAAGAGCAAATATTGTTGAAGCAAGTCGCGGCGTTACAGTCAGCGAAAGCTCAGATGCAGAATAATTCAGAATAAGAAAAGGAGTTTAACATGGCTTTTGGAGATGATCATGGGAATGCAAGTGTTCCACATGAACCCGCTGTGCCAGCTGCACCAGCAGCACCGGCAGAAGAAGGAGTATTGAACGCGAATCAAGTGTCAGAGATCCAGAACGCACAACAGGTGCCAGCTGGTGATCCAGGCACAGTGGAGATCGTCGATGGGCAAGGCCCAATCATGACACCCACACCAGATGTTGCACCGGATACTGCACCGGCAACACCTGAAGACCTTAGTGCAGATAACGGAGCAGTTACGAGACTCCAGCAGCAAGTTGCGGCGAATAACTCAGTAATGAATGCTTTGGGTATTGACCCGGACAGCGATATAGCTGAAAAATTCAAAGCTGGTATTTATTCTCGCCAAGACTTGCTTGAGATGGTAGGGATTCAATCTAAACCACCTGTTGCACCGCCCACAACTCAACCTGCAGTTTATCAGACTCAGGATCAGTTGCAGACGATTATCGACAGGGTAAAGACTGAAGGTGCTGGCGAACAAGATTTCGTCGAGGCCATGACCGCTATCCAGAACACAATTCAACAGGCTAATCAGGCAGCACAAGCTAACACCATGAACAACACGCTTTCTCAATGTGCTAATACGACCAAGGCTGTTATTGCTTCGCAAGACTCTCATACGACTCTACCACAAGATTTGAAGGCAATAGAGGAGCAGTTGTTCCTCGCGGGAACCGACAATCTTGTATTGCGAGAAGCAAATGGAAGTCAGAACCCAGATGCGTTTCTGACACCAAATTCCTATGGTTACTACGCAAACAAGTTCAACAGCGGTTACCAGAAGCTGGTAAATCATTACATCAATGTTGGCCGTGATATGCAAAAGAAGGGCATAGCCCCAGTGCATCAAAACGGCATTAACCCAGTATCACCTCAGCTTGGCAGTGGCCCAGTAACTCCTGCAGCCCCAGTAGTCAATAGAACAAACTGGCAACAGGCAGCGAAAAACTATATGTCCAGGCAGAGTCAAGTTTAAGGATTTAAATTATGGCTTCAAATACAGTTTCAACAACCAGTACCGTAATTAGCGACCTTTCCAACGGCACTAATTACGATGGACTCCTGAAGGACATATACCTTCCGGGGTTGACAGACACGACTTACAACGACCCCAGTTTTTCGGCTCAGATCATGCGTAGTTCTGATCAGATCGATTACTCCGGTCAGCGTATCAAACGTGCATTTAAGACCCAGCGGGCAGGTGGCTCTGGTGCGATCGCTGAAGGCGGCGACTTCGTGACCAGTGTACCCCAGGCAGGTAAGCAGGGGTATGAGCAACTCAAGTACCTGAATGCGTACTTCAGCCTCACCGGCCCGACTATCGAAGCTGCTGAGCAGGGTCAGGGTTCATTCGTCGATGTCGTGAACGATTCGTTCTCGGATATGATGACGAATGCACAGAACGATTTTGAGCGTCAGATCATGGGTGCTCAAGATGGCCGTATTGCTATTATGCAAGAGGCAAGTTCAACCGACGAAACCCTGAGCGTCTCAGGCGATGCGTATTTCGATACGCAGTTCGTCATGGACGGTCAGCTTCATGAGGTTATCGACCCTATCACTGCAACTGCCGGCGAATACACCACGAAGCTTTGGAATGCAACTGACTATGAGTTCAGTGTCGCTTCTCACACTCAGGGCTCTAAGACCACTGGTGGAACATCTTACGGTACTATTATAATTGATGGTACTGCTACAGGTGCTGGTGCCACCACTTACATTGAAATCAGCGATTGGCTCATTCGTGCCAATTCATATAAGTCAGGGCTTACGGGTTCGCACAATTGCCTGGAAATCAATGGTATGCAGAACCTGATCAGTGATGGTTCAACCGAATGTGGTTCGGTAATTGAAACCACCAATAACTTCCTGAACAGTTGGAATCTGTCGAGATCAACTTATCCGTATCTCGCTTCAGCGGTCAGGAACGTCAATGCAGAGCTCGATGAAGAGATTCTACTGAGCTACCTGCTTGATGCCAAGTATCAGATCCAGATGGATCCTAACATGCTCCTGGTTAGCCCTAGAGCCATTCTGAAGTACTTCACGAACACGAAGGACGACAGACGGTTCAATACCATGACTGCTATGGAGTGGGTTGGTGGTTACACCGGCCTTGGTATTCAGCTTGGTGAAAAGAGACTCATGCTCGCATCGGTTGGTTCGATGCACAACAACATGGGCTTCTTGATGAACACCGCTGATTTCGCGTTCGCCTCGATGACGAACGGTTACAAGTGGTTGAATCAGGGTGGCCGAATCCTCACACAGAAAGAGGGCTCGGATGCTCAGTTCGCAACCGCGGTTGATTACATGAACTTCGTTTGCAACAATCCAAGAAAACAAATGAAGCTATATAATATCACTGTTTAATGAACTCTCCTTCCTCCTGACAGGCTCAGGGCGTACCGTGCGTCCTGGGCCAAGGGAGGGATTTGGTAGCCATGACCTGCATGGTAAAATATTGAATGCTTATACTAGGAAACTATAGGTGCATTATGATTACAGAAAAAAACATTCATGACAATTACTGTTTGATAGCAAAAGCAGCAACAGATCCAGGATCAGCTCTCGCAGGCCCTAATCATTCCAATGTTGATAACGACATTTGGTTTGATACAGCGGCTCACGCAATGAAGTACTATGATGCGACTGCGGCAGAGCATATGGCTTCTCGTATCGAGATTGAGACTATCACTGTTACAGATACCAAAGTCATTGACTATGGTGATTGTGGTAAGCTGTTTGTTCTTGCCATTACTGGAGCAAAAACCATAACGCTTCCAGCACCAGCAGCAGCCTACAAAGGCGTCCACATGAAGTTCTATCTTACTACTGACGAAGCTCTTACTATTGAAAGTGCAACCGCAAATACTGTGATTGCATTCAACAATATAACGACTGCGGACAGTATCACATTTGGTCAAACCGGAGAGCAGATTGGTTCTGGCGTAGAAGCAATTTGCGACGGTTCGAAATGGTTAATGCTCCCGCTTGTATGGGAAGCAGTAACAGTAACAGTAAATACAGCATAAACAAACCGAAACAGGGGTGGCCATACGGTCGCCCCATTTTTTCTCTTGGAAGGAGAACGAAATGGATAAAATGAAAGAACTACCTCAACCACCAAAGGTGCACAATAAGATAAAGATAATTTTGTCTTTGCCTCGCCTTGCCTTTACTGATAACGCAGCTTCAGTGGAGAAAGTGTCTCGTACTCTTGGTATTCGTGTTTCACGATACACCGGAGCGTTCTGGCATTACGGTGTTGAGGAACTGCTTGAAGTAGCAAAGAAAGAGAAGTACAAATACGCTCTCTGTATCGACTATGATACAATGTTTACTGAGTGGCATGTTATTGATCTCTACGAGCTTATGGAGCAGCATAAGGGCATCAGTGCCTTATTCCCAATACAGAATAAGCGTGGTGGCGGTGCTCCTATGCTTGGATCAAAGAAGAATGAAGTCATATCAATGGATCCTCAGACAGGTAAGAAAGTAACTAAGGTCGTGATTCAACCTGAAGAACTAACAGGCGACATCTTTGAATGCGATAGTGGGCACTTCGGTCTTACCATGATCCGTCTTGACGATATGAAGGCCATGGATAAGCCCTGGCTGGACTGTAAGCCTGGCCCGGGTGGTAGTTGGAGTGAAGGCCAGATTGATGCCGATCTTTATTTTTGGAAGAACATGAAGAAAAACGGACTCAAAGTTGCAATGGCTCACCACGTTTACATCGGTCATCTCCAGCTTATGTGTACCGTTGCAAAGCCGGCAGCTCAGGGGTGGCAAGCACACCATGTCTGTTCACATGACATGATAACAGGTCAGGTGCCGCTTTGGTATGTTCCAAAGAGTTTCGGCAAATACACGGAAGAAGGACAACAGTTATGGAAAAAGTTGCGAAAGGAGCAGTTAGAAAATGAGCAATCAAAAGCTGAGCATACAGAGAAGGATCAAGGAAGAACTAGCAAAATACTTACGCCTTAGATGGTCTGCTGGAGATCTTGAAAAAGAACAGAAGATCCTGCAGAACGAGTTTGATGATGATCGTATTAAGGTAGGCTTTCATGTTAAAGACAAGAACTTTCAGGTATGGTACATGGCTCCATCGTTGCCGTATTGCTTGTTTACTACACCTGGGCCATTCAATGTTCATAAGGTCATCAACGACATTAAGTGCCGGCAACAGAGCGTCAACGAGCAGACAAAGAATTACCTGTCTGTTCTAAAGAAGCAGAAGCAAGAGAAGGCAGCAAAGATTGCTGATATTGCTAAAGAGTGCTCCGATACGGTTCACAAGATCGCTCGGGGCAAAATATCGTGTACAGTTTTGAGTTAGAGGTGAGCAATGGCTTTTAATATAACCGATCTTCAAGAAGAGATAGTGAGCGTAGTTGAGACTCTAAACACCTTGAAACAGAGCAAGAAGGTTAGAGAGAACCAGCTTGCTGCTATAAACCTTCGTCTTGTGAAGGGTCAGAAGAAGTTACGAGCTCTTCGTGATATCAAAACCATGTACACTACGTATACTCAGGAAGGAGAAATCTAATGGCAGTATGGTCTTTAACAAAAGCAAAGATGGCTGACAGGATTGAAACGCTATATAAGAAATATACTGGTGGTTCAGTCATTACATATTACGAAAGACGCTGTATTGATGATGCCATAAATGCTGCTCTCCAAGACGTTTGTCTCGATTACTCTGTAAGCCGATGGCGGTTTTTGACAGAGGAAGTCTCTGCAACTGCCTCTTCTGGTGTTGCATATGTCGATCTCACTGAGAATATTTACAATGTGATCTCTGGCACAGTCCGTATAACGAGCGAGGATGCCACTCTGAGCGAAGTAAGCCTTGAATGGCTAAATGGTGTCGATCCAGATAGATCATCCTCTGGTGCTCCTTCTAGCTACGTTCTCGCGTCTTCTGGCACTGCTGGTCAGATAAGGATGCTGTTATATCCAACTCCTGACTCTGCTTACACGATAACCTTCAATTCTGAGCTGCTTATTGATGAGGACGAAGCTACAGCTTTCCCACCATGGATGCATGCTTGCTTACTTGATAAGTGCAAGGATAATGCTCTTCGGGATCTTGGGTATGGCAATGAGGCTATGATTTTCGAAAGGTCTTACGAAAAGAGACTTGCTAATGCTAAAGCTGCCAATGAAAGCGATGGCCCGCAATCGGTAGCGAGGGTTACAGTATCAACGAATAGGAACTTACAATCGAGGGCAGGGCTATGAAGGTAGATGAAGTTATTGCAAAAATCAGATACAGGCTCTCAGACTTTACTGATGAAGCGTATGATAATGCTTCTCTGTTTCAATACATAAACGACGGTGCTAAAGACTTTGCTCAGACAGGATGTTGTCAGTTCACTGAAACCTTTGGAGCGACAGCAGTTGCTGAATACACTCCATCACTAACATACAAGTGGTTGGTTGTCTTTGGTATGGATTACAATGACGTTCCTCTTGATTTTGCACCACTGGTCGAAGCAAGAAAATGGGATCCAGCAGCCGGCACTCCCAAGGGATGGACTATCTGGGCTGATACAATCTATTTGGACGCCTTAGCAGCGACACTGACCGATGGGCTCAGAGTTTGGTACACCTTCGTACCGGACGACATATCAGCGACAGGGGATACTTCTCCGCTGGACGAGAAATGGTCTAATGCTTTGGTGTCGTATTGCGTATTCAGGTGTCTTGACGGCGATCGAGATGGTCATGCAATGGCTGCTCGGGCTGAATATGATGCCGCAAAGGCTACCGCTTCACTGATTTATCAGGCACAAATGATGTTTGGAGGTTACGCAGCATGAGTTTTAATATAACTCCAGTATCACCGGCAGAATCACCTGCCTGGCCAAGTAAGGCTCAGCCATACGATGAGATGACCTTTGATAGCTTTATGGGTGGCCTTGTTACAGCATACCCTGCTGTTGCTCTCGCTAAGGATCAATTCAGCGTATTGAGTAATCTCTTGCTGGAGAGAGATGGTACTTTGATTACAAGGGAACCATTCTCACCAGTATTTGCTGGAGCTGATCTGGAAACGATTATGCCAAGCACATACACTCCCGGAAGTTTCACGATCGTACATATTGGAACGACCGAGTATTTGGTTGGTTCGTATGACGATGGTACAAATATGAAAGTAACAGTATTTGATACTGTCAATGACCGATGGGCTGGTGTAGGTGGTGGTACTGCGATGTCAACCTTAACAACCGGAGCAGAAGTAACATTCGTAAAATACGGCATAAACAACGCTGAAGACTTAATTTATGGCAACGGAGCTGACCTCCCTCAGAGATGGTCAGGTGGAGTTGATTCTCCTTCTACAGCTCTTGGGCTCACTCCCCCTGTAATTAATGTAGCATCTGCTGCAAGTGCAGTCGGCACAGAAACAACAGATGGAGATAGGTCTATAACGCAGGGCGGTGTGTATTGGTACAAATTAACCTACTTCTATGATGACAGTGGCTCTACAACGAAATATGGTGAATCTGGCCCATCAGCAACATTAGAGTCTGATGCGGTTGAAGCTGATGAAGAAGTTGTTATAGATTGGGCTTTGTCAGGTAATGTGTTACCGTCAGGAGTATCAAAGGCTAATGTTTACAGGTCTCCTGCAGGACAAGAAGTTGGCCCATTCAGATATGTAGGGTTTTTTACATCTGGAGAAGCATTCACAGATAACATGCCCAATGATGAAGAAGGTGCAGAATGCCCTCTTGATAATGGAACACCACCAAGGCTGAAGAATCCGATCGTTTATCAAGGGCAGCTTGTAGGAATCGGTATTTCGTCCACTGGAACACTTACCCATAAGCTTGTTTTCTCTAACCCTGGTGTACCGGACTACTTCCCAGCCTTGAATTATGTGTATTTCCCGACTCCGATTACAGGGCTCTACGAGTTCGATAGGAAGCTTTTTGTCTGGACAGAGGAGAATACATATGTCTTCCCTGAAGGGCCACTGACGGCCGGCGTAGAGGCGTTTAAGATATGCGAGAAAGGTTGCAACAGTCATCACTCGATACATGACGTTGGTAATGGTATTGTATGGCAAGGTAACGGAACAATCTACTGGGCTGATTTCAACACTCGGGCCAGAGATGGAGACTTCCCTGTACCGATCGGTGACTGCATAAGAGATAAATTCTTATCAATGTCGCAGTCTGCGAAAGAAAATTCATGCTCAGCATTCCACCATGAGAGGTATCTTATCTGCATATCCTCCTCTGGTTCGGTGAATGATACCACTCTTGCATGGGATCCTATTGCTGGTAAAGCAAATATAGCAAAGGGTCGTATGGGAGGCTGGACACAGCTTACATGGAAGGCTAGTCATCTTTGGTGTCATAACGATAACCTTTATTCAGCAGACGCTACGAATAGATATTACATGCGTCATGGCTTTGCAACCGGTGGCGATGTTAATAATAAAACTGATTACAGTGCTAGTCCAACAGTTAAGCAACCGATTTTAACTAGCATAAGAACTGGTAGGCTGCTTTTTGGTCACGAAGCGAATAGTACGCTCATTTCGTCGATAAGTGCTGTAGCAGAAGCCAGCGGAGCCACATACACCGCTATGTTGACTTGTTCTGGTGTCAATGGTTCATCTTTCAATAAATCGGTATCATTGGTTCTTGGTACAGACACAGAGGCCGCAAATGCAGGTTGGCTCATTATTGGTAGTGGTAAAATAGAGACAGGCATAATTGGCTCGCAAACAAGGATTCATCGATTCGTACATAAGAAATTCCCTCGAGGAGTAAAGGTAAATTCATGTTTCCTTGGACTATCTTGTTCGGACTCACAGGATATTAAATTTGCTGGATTTAAATTATATTATAGACCGCTGGTTCCACCAGCATAGGAGATTAAAATGGTTTTTACATTACCTAAAGATAAATCTAATGGCCTTGGCGATGGCGATGTTTTAACAGAAGACAATCTTGACGCGAATTTTGAAGCAATCGAAGATATGTTTAATTCCTTCCCAACAGGTGGCGACAATGGTGATGGTGGTGTTACGGCCAATGCTATTACTTTTGCTATGATTGGTTGCGAAGCAACTGCCACTTCTCTCGGTACAAGCGATGAACTACTTCCTACCCAGAATGCAGTTAAGACGTATGTTGATGCTCAAATTTCACCTTTAGTTTTGCCTTCAAGCTTAACCTATGCAAGCGATTCGAACGGCGAAATTGCTATCGGTGAATTAGAGCTCAAATGGGGAACAGCTACGCTTACTGGCACAGGAACGGATATTACTTTTGCAAGTGAAAGTGGCATAACAGCATTTACTAACGCTTGCTTCCAAGTCTTTGTAACTGATCAAGCGTACAACGCAAACAACGAAAATAATACAATAGTATCCGTAGTTAGCAGTACAGCTTTTTCGGTAGTTCATGAAGAAGAGAATAACTCCATCCGTTGGTTTGCCATAGGAAGATAATGATTAAACGATTAAATATATTTGATTCCAGCACAATAATAGGGATTCTTGATCTCTTCGAACAGATCAGGCATAAAACCTGTACGAGCCTGGAATACTTAAAGTATATTCAGTCAGTAGA